GATTTATCATCGCTTCCTGTTCTGTCTTAGGATCGCTCATTTCTTCATATGCTCTATTTACACGAACAGATACTTTACGATTGTTCTTATATTCAGGATATATGTCTCTGCGACGTTGACTACCACCCTTGCCATCAAACACCACAATTACTCTAGTTGGACGCAATAGTTTTATTGCATATCCAATACTGGTAAGAAATCCACTAACTCCACCTACATGATCTCCATGATCACTTAATGTGGGAACAACAGTCCAACAACGAATAAAGTTGTTTGTACCATCAACAACAAGTATATCGCTGTTTTTATCCTTCTTTGTATTTACTGGCAAATTAGCGTGTTCGGACTTGATCTGCGAAAAGATGGATGTGAACTTCTTTTTAGTTTCTTCTTGCATGATATAAGAATCGTGTGGAGGTATTTCACTCCACACGATCATTTTATTCGTCCATTCCTTCTGCGCCAGAATCATAAGAGATGTCATCTCCTGATCCTGCTTCTGGACTCTTGTACTTCATGATGAAGTCCTCACAGATCTTATTGTAAAGATATTCCTTACAATCTGCTCTGTCGTTCAACAGTTTGGTAAAGTCCTTCTTTTCAAACACGACGGTCTCAGGATCTTTTCCTGCTACTTCCATGATGAATTGTAGGCTCTTTGCCTTCTTGTCTTCTTCTTTTTCTTCTTCCAACTGCTTCTTTGTCTTCTTTTCACCGGCGACCTTTACCTTCTTGGCGTTCGTAACGATGTCCCATTCAATCAGCTTTTCCAGCCAATTTCCATAATTATCAATACCACGATCAAAGAAGATATCGAATTCGACAGATCGCATAGGTGGACCCATACGATTCTTGACTACGGTACACTTGGTTTTGATTCCAATAGCTTTCTTATCACCATTCTTGATTTGCCCAATACTCTTCAGTCTAAGACGAAGAGAAGCGTGGAAAGCAAGAGCCTTTCCTCCGCTTGTGGTATATGGATCGCCTAGTCCAACAAAACCCACCTTCTGACGAAGTTGGTTTGTGAAACACAAGCAAATGCGTTGCTTCGCAATAAGACCAGTGATCTTACGCATCGCCTTGCTGATGATGATCGCTTTACCCGTGGCAAACCCCTCTTGACCGTGGTCTGATGCAATTTCCTTTGATGTAGAAGCAGCAGCAACAGAGTCAACCAAGATAGTGACTAAACGATTCTTGCTACTTTTACGAACCAGTGCGATAATCTCTTCAATTTTGTCAAAGATCTCTTCGACCGTTTCGACTGGAATGTACATCATCTTCTGCGTATCAACTCCAATAGCTTTCAGAAACTGGCGATCAACGGATGATTCTGTATCAATGAATACAGCCATACCGCCTTTACGCTGTGTTTCAGCGAGCAAATGGCCACCCATTAAACTCTTTCCAGATGCTTCAAGTCCAGTTAGTTCAGTAATTCGACCAACCGGTAGACCGGCATTCGGTCTGTTGGCGATTGCCAAGTCAACCAAACTGTTTCCTGTAGAAACCCAGTCAACGATTTGAGATGGGTCATCTTCCGCGTCCAAAAAGAACGCAACTTTACCATCACCGCTCTTATTAAGAGATTCGGCAATAGACTCAGCCAATTCATCCCTGTTCGTTTCCAGTTCAACCTCAACAGGCTTTTTCTTTTTTTCTTTTTCCATAAATGTTATTGTTTGAGATAAGTGGTGCTCCAGTACTCCATCTGGAGCACCACATCATCATTTATTTCTACTACTCCGTTCAACTTAACTGTTGAACAAATCGTTGAATTCGTCGGCAATTGCCTTGGTGCTGGAAGGTGCTTTTACAGCAGCCTTTGCGGTTGCACTCTTTGGTGCAGGTGCTGCGGGGGCGGCTTCTGTTTCTTCAGTTGCCGTTGTTGCAGCAGGCTCGGCATCTTCAGCATTTTCCTGCGAAGAGTTGAGCCAAGTATCCATTACCGAAGCAAGTTCTTCATAAGACAACTCTGGGAAAAGTTCAGTAACATTCTTTTGGTTCTTTACCTTCTCCTTGAGTGCGGCGTCGCTGGGATCAAACGCGGGGGTCTGGTTAGGCTTGACGCGAATAGTTGTTTCAGGGAAAGACTTGCCAGTTTCCTCGGCGGTCTTAAACTCAACAACGATATCACGACCGGCCTTGAGATCAGTAATATCACCATAATCAGCATCAGCAATGATGCTAAGAATTTCTTGATATACCTGCTTACCCATGCCCCAGAACTTCACCCCCTCGTGCTCTGCCCCGCGAACCAGAACCGGCACATATGTACGCAGCTTGGGCTCAAGTGAGCGACCCGTCTTCCACTCTTCCTTGTCTCCACTCTTTTTGAGCTTGTTAGCAAACTCAACGATAGGATCAGGACGACCAAAGGTCGCAGGCGAGAGATATGTCTTGCCGTTCATGTTATAATGAAACAGCAGTTCAATGAACGGATTCTCGGGATTATGGGCATAAGGAACAATTCGGATTACGTTCTTGCCCGGATTCGGCTTCCACACGGCGGTGGTCTTGTTTTGCGTGCTCTTGAGAGACTCAAGACGCGACTTGATTTTAGTTAGATCTAATGACATAATTAGTTAATTAGTTAATTGTTAATGTTTGACCAATTTTTGTTTGCACTCAACTAGGTCAATGTTGAATACAATGGCTCAATAAATGGTGATAGTCAATCTATAAATAATAGCAATCATTTTTTCAATCGTTAATCAGTCATTCGTTAAGTGAATATAACTATAATCCAAAAAAACATTTCTTCGGATATATTAAGTTATTTGGAAAATCTTCAGCAATCTTGTAGGCGTGATTTTCACCTTACCATCTCTGGCCGTGATAAATGAGTTTTTGTACATTCCCCAATCTATTTGATATGTGTTGGAAATAAATCCGTTGTTCTGTTCCTTGATCAATTCATTGAGTGCATTTATGCTGTAAATGATATTGTGTTCCTTTTTACGATGAACAGATATGGTGTTGGGATAAAACTGACTACCGTTCTTTTCGGAGTTATATGTTAAAAACACATCTTCTTTATTCAATCCGCTTTGCAACACATATACTTTTTTCTCTATGATATTATAATATTCAGATAACGCAAATATCTCGTTTTGATAATTGTTGTACTTGGTAAAAGTACAAAGCAGTTGTGCGTTACCAGACGCCATAAAGTTACGAAGATTGCTTTGATAAAAACAACTTCAACTCCTCTCGATCTGTATTTTTTATTGGAGTCACTTCCCCGGATGGAGAAGATATTGCAACAGTATTTCCAGCCTCATCTCTCCATTCTCCATAAGGAGTTGATTTCCACCCCTTTTGCGTCGCAAAAGTTTCTGTAGATTTTACATTTGGTTGCGAAGCTTGTGACACTTGCTGTACAATCGCAGGTTTTTCTTCCGCCGAAGATACTTGTGAAGCGGGTTGGGTTGCCACTGCTGCGGGTTGGGTATATTTTGATTTATATAAATTTCCGAGTTTTGATGCCAAGTATTTATCCATTTCATCGTCTTCGCCAGCCGTTGCTGCGCCGTAATCCTCGTCTGGTTCATCCTTCGGAGAAACTTTTTTTGGAACTTCGTTTTTAGTATAAGATTTATCAACAGTCTGTCCGCTTAATGTCTTGGGCCGAGAAACCGTCGGTTGTGCTGGTTTTACAGTTTGTGCATTTTTGGTAACTTGCTGCTGTGCTGGTGCCGGTTTTACCTGTGTTGCCGGTTGCGCAACTTGTCGTTTTTGCTTTCCTTTACGTTTATAATACAAGTTCATTCCGCCTTTTCCGTGTGTTGGGTCAGAAATAGAATGTGTTCCTTTTTTAACCGCAGCGTCTCGATATTCTGGTGACGGAAATGTGACCAACCATCCATCTCTGTTGTATGCTTGTCTTTCTGGATATTTTCCCTCTGTTTGAATAACTTTTTCAATAATTTCCCGTATCGCGGACTCTTCTAGTCCGCGAGCTTCCATATGTTCACCCATGATATCTAAGTGGGCTGGATTGTATATGTCAAAAATACCTTCATCTATTCTAGAATCCAAAGACGTTTCTAAAACGATATCTTCTATAAATTTATCAATGTCATTTTTCATAATTGTTTCAACCTCTTGAATGTCGGTCCAACTTGAGCATACGAGTAAAATCCAAACGGGTTTTTCATTTTTTTCAAGTCTTCTTCGTAATCAAACCCGTTATCGAGATCATAAAATACTATACCCCCCGAATAATGTTGCATTGCAGCAAACATTGATTCTGCAATATTTTTATTAGTAAAAACTTCTGATATGCCTCCCGCCGGAATAGCAAATAAGTCAAGCTTTTTTAGTTGTGGTAATATTAATTGATTCGTTTTATCTGATATAGGAGAAATTTGCACGGTAACTGGTGTACCGGGTTGGACGTTTGGATTAGTGAGTTTTACTTTTTCTTGCTGTGGTAAATCTTGTATTGCAAATGTTGCTTCTTTGTCATCAAAGTCAAATTCCACCTTATCTCCTGTTCCTGCACTTTCAAATTCTTCTGGTTTAAGACCTTGAATGTGTGCCATTATTTTTAGCAGTCCTCTAGTTGATCCACAGTTAATTTTGTTCCAACTTAAAGTATTCAAGAAAGTTAAAGTAGAAGTTTTATCTTTTCCTCTTCCCTCGTTCTTGATTTCGGCTTCTTCTACTAAATTTTTTAGAATATCAACCGACTCCGGATTTCTTCCACAGAACGAAATCAATTGGTTGACTGCTTTAACAAATGGGACTTTTTCAAACCCGCCAGATCCAAACGACGCCTGCGTTGCTCTGAATGTACCAGCTTCTATTTCCTTTACATCAGCCGTTACTCCTCCACTCAATACCAAGTCGCCAGAATCCTGTCCACCAGTCTTGCAACCTTTGATAAGAAGAACTAACGCATACTCTCCTCTACCAACACTAGTGGTTGCGCGTGTTCTAACTTCGTCGTCTAGATATGATAGAAATTGATTATATGTAGATAAATTTTTTGTAAGAAAATCGCACGCTTCATTTATCGACATATTGTCATAATATTGATCTAAGAATATATCTCTGTCCTGTTTAGGAACAAACTTCAGGCTTCCCTTAATCATCTTTGCTATTTCTGGGTTGAATCCTTTGTTTTCTACAAGGTCGGCCAATGAAAACTTTTGTATTTCTACTTGTCCTTGGGTCGAACTACCGACCGGCGCTTCTGTTATTCCCAGTTCTTGCAAAATTTCGTTTAATATTTGCATATTTTCTGGCGTATCGTGTCCACCCGCCAAACCATCGGGTGAGCGCATAGCCCACTCGTTAACAACATACTCTATAGTCTTGTTTTTATCCATAATATATAAATATTGATATATACACCAAAGTTGGTATATTATAAATATTATATAGACACTTGTTTCATATCACCATAATTCTTACCTACATACACTTTTACAGGGAACTTGTCTCGTTCCATTATGGTTTTGATCTTTTTTATAATAGGCATCTTATCGCTTTTATGCGCATCAAACAATATGCTATCGTATGTATATAACACGGGCTTGGTTTGCTTGTCGGTTAGATAGCTTATTAACTCACCCAACACATCAACTGCCATTTCTGTTTCAAACGCTTGTAGTATATAGTTGAACAGTTTGTTTGGCGTAGGATCTTGAATATGGCAGTGCTTGATTTTACGACCATATTTTGGAGTTTCTATATAACCATTAGCTTCAAAGAACTTCCAGCGATGATCAATATACTCCTGCACTTTCTTGAAGTATGGAATATGCGTCCATTTCTTGTCTATGCCGCCATATATCTGCGTAAAAGTAAATCCTTTAGCCACGGCAATATCTTCGTCGGTTGCGTGAGGCTTATTAAAGAAATGCTTGGCCAGATAAGCATATGGATTTTCGGACGCATCCATCTGGAAGTTTGACAGGTGAGCAATCAGTCTTGGATGAAATGCATTATAGTCCATCATTATAAGCATACCATCCTCGCCATATCTAC